GCTTCACATAGTGGCACTTATATAAGGTCACTCATATACACATAGTAGCACATGAGTTGATGACACATAGGCACACACATATGCTGCTATGTAACACTCACTGATGCGCGAGTAATACTAAGGGGTACCGCACAAAGTGTCTCACTAATGAACACACACCACACAGCAGTTCTGATGTCACTCTCCGAAATGATTGCGCTTCTCGATAACACTGAGAACGGGCGCGATTTGCTCTTGGTTCTTGATGCTATCGCGGAGGTCTGCTGAGTATCATTTAGCAGCGGGGCAGTTGTTGACACTCTGCCCCATTTATGTTAAACTGAGAGCAACAGCGAAAAACACAGTTATTGGCGGTTCGTTGTTATCGTGGCGCGTCGCGATGCCCCCCGTATATAAAAAACGCTAACTACCCTAACCTACAGAGGTGACAATTCGACCTCGATATATAATGCGAAGTTCATTTTCATATTCCTAAAAAAATTTTGCCCCAAAAAAATTCTATGGAAAAGGTTTATCACATCTATGCAAAAGAAGAATGTTTATATAACAATCTAACAGAGAAACAATTTAATAAGACATGGGAAACCCTCAAGGGAATGGTTGGTTTAATGAAGACCGATTATGAACTTGAGGATTTGTCATATGAGGAGATTGATTGCCCCCTTAGAGGAGGTTCGGGAAACTCTAACGAACCACCGGGTTGCGATTCATATTGACACTATACATAATACACGTTATAATTGATCTGAAGGTTAATTCAAATTATGGCTAAAGGATTTACAGTTAAGGCCAATACTCCCAAACCAGCAAAGAAGGAAGAATGGGATATTGCAGCAATCAAAGAACGGATGAAGGGTAAGACAATTGTATTCTGTCTTCCTGGACGTGGATGTTCTTTTACGTTTCTAAAGAACTTCGTACAACTGTGCTTTGATATGGTACAGAATGGAATGAGTATTCAGATCAGTCAAGATTACTCTTCTATGGTTAACTTCGCCCGTTGTAAGTGTTTGGGTGCAAATGTTCTCCGTGGTCCTAAGCAGGTACCTTGGGATGGTAAACTGGAGTATGACTATCAGTTGTGGATTGACTCTGACATTGTGTTCGATACTGGTAAGTTCTGGCAACTCTGTGACCTTGCTATCAATGCTGAAGGAGAAGAGAAAGCAATCACTGCAGGTTGGTATGCAACTGAAGATGGTCACACAACTTCTGTCGCACACTGGTTGGAAGAAGATGACTTCCGTAAGAACGGTGGTGTCATGAACCACGAAACTGTCGATTCTATCAGTCGTCGTAAGAAACCCTTTACAGTTGACTACACTGGTTTCGGATGGGTGTTGATCAAGAAGGGTGTCTTTGAAGAAATGGAGTACCCCTGGTTTGCTCCTAAGATGCAGGTCTTTGAGTCCGGCAGCGTTCAAGACATGTGTGGTGAGGATGTTTCATTCTGTCTTGATGCAAAAGAGATGGGTTATGAAATCTGGTGCGACCCTCGTATCCGCGTGGGCCACGAAAAAACTCGTGTTATCTGAGGTATAGATTATGGCAGTACGTAAATCATTGTCCGGTAATGACTTTGTAGAATCAGCGCCGAAAAAAACTCGTCAGGGTATGGGAAAGCATACAAAGTATGCCGCGAGCTCTCGTAATGGAAAGAAGAAAAGATATCGGGGTCAAGGACGGTAATATATAAAAGTAGTTGTAAACTTTTGTATGCCTTGTTTGATTGCGAATCTTCCCTCGTATGAGGTCTGGGTAAGAAAAGAATATCTCACTGATCATCAATCTGGTCATGGTGAATTTGTAAAGGGCGTCTGGGTATCGGTTAAATCGATCCCTGGACGTGCTTTTTATTTTGAGACCTACTTACCAGAGTATGCGGCAATGTATGATAAGTTGCCGATCAGCGCGTTTGTCTCGTCACCTGAACTTCCTACACCTGATATGGAGTTACATAACCTCCAGTTCTGGAATTGTATGGACTATGGTGTAACTGTAGTACAAAA